TTTTTCTTAATTATAACACCCCGATTTTTTTTTGCAAGTCCTATGTCTTAGCCCTTAGTGTTGGCGAGATAGAGCACTGGCAATTTATTGTATTCTCGGCACTCCCTGAAGGATCTCCGGGGAATGATAGGTACTCTCCACCGACCGAGAACGACTCATTGACTCCCACGACCTGGCCGTGAGCTGCCATGTGAGCGTCTCTTGAATTAGAGAATATCGATATCCACATTTTGTTTTCAATTCCTTGGTCCTTCATTTCGGCACCACGTCCGAAGTTCTGTGCTGATCCAACTTCCGTCCTGGTAATGGTCTCAGCTCTAAACCCTTCAGCGTCAGAGTATATGGTTGAGATTCTATCTCTCAATTCTCCCATTGCTTCTCCCTGGGCGACTCCTTCCTCAAGCGATCGTCTTAATGCTTCTCGGGTTGTTTGATTTACTCCGAGCATAATGAATGACCTGTCCTGGATGTAGTCGATTACTTTTGGCGAGTTAAGAATATCGGCTTCAGGAGACAGTCCGAGCAACTTCCTAATTGCTTCAGCGCCGGCATTGATATTGTCTCGGTACATTTGTCCGGATATTGCGACGAGCAAGTCGTCCTGGTCCTTCTTTGGGAATATAATTTGATTGAACCAGTTGCCGAAGTTAGTTTTGCGGCCACGAGCAGTCCTGCCCTTTGGCAATCCCGACTCTTTCAAGTTCCCGAGCACGACGTTCATCTGATCTCTAAAATATTCCTTCAGTTGTATTACGAATTTCTTTTGCTCGACGTCTAGCTTTTTCAAATACTCTAGTCGCTCGTTCTTTAGGCGAGGATCTATTTCAATGACGTCGTCGTCAGTCTCTTTGATTGTCGCTTTGACGTTCGCAATTTTAACAATTATCTTTCCGTCCTTCTTGTCGAGCTCTTTTGTGATCGCGTCATACACTCTATTTTTTACTCCGTCTATAATGCTTCTCTTTAAGAATGTTCGAGCTAAAATCTTTTGTCTGATTTCTCTTATTTTTTTCGGCTCTACTTTTTCAGCCTTCATTTCTATTTTTTCGAATGTCTGACCTTCACGCTTTACCGACTTCTCTCCTTCAACCATTGGATACACGCCGAGCGGTTTGAATATTGCGTCGCCTCCCTTTAGTGCAGGGAATGTCATATCAAAAGCACCAGTAAAAAGCTCTCTGCAGTCGTTGGGAGTTAAGAATCTGCCCTCTCCGGCGTTGGCAAGAGCAATCTTGTTTGTAATGTCATCGGGAATAGGGGATTCGTAGTCAAGATATTGATTCTCGTTTAGCTCGGGTATTAAAAATTCGTTGAATTCACTCGTGATCAATCTCATTTCTGGATCTACCGTGTCGCGTGCGAACACTCTCTCACCCACTTCAGCGTTGGCAAGGTTAGCGTCTCCGGTGATCAATGCGATTGGTACCCCGATAATTGTTGTGATTGCGTCCCTGTTAAACTTCCTTGTTTCGGCTAGGTCCATCTCTTTTGGGCTCCTTCCGATGATTTCAGGCTTTAACCCAGCCTCTAAAATCGCTTCTCTGCCCGCATTGTGCGGTCCTGCTTGCCTAGAATCCCATTGAGCTTTCAAACGGTCAAACGTTTCGTCTGTCAGTTGTTGCTCGGTTGAAAGGACGAAGCCTGGCTCTGCCCAGTTGTCTAATAAGCACTTATTCCAAATTGCGGCCGCCATGTCCGCATCGATTTCTAGTCCGGCTGCGGATACTGCAGACATACCGGTTAAGTAGTCAGCAGGATTCGGTTCGTTGATCATAACGATATCTTTCGCAGCTAATTCCTGAATGCTTCCCTTCACTCGGTAGGAGTAAGCGATAAGATTGCCCTGGCTGTCTTTTTTTGCAGTCAGCAAATCTGGTCTCAATGGCCATAGGTTAATTACTTTGCGTCCAATTCTCTCTTTGTAAACTGGTGCGGCTCCCCAAATACAAAGCATCAGCTCAAGCGTGTAGAAAAACTTGTACATAGATTGCAATGGGTTTGCTCGATAAAACAAAGACATAGCTTCAGAATCGTCAACTTCAACGACGTCCTGGCTGCTGCCCCTTTTCATTTCGTACAGTTTTAATTTTATCGCTCCCACTCTTTTACACCTCTTATTGACTGCAGCGTAAGCGAAGCCGGCATAGCCACCGGCAGGATCCGTCTCAACGCTATTTTTTCTCAAGCTTCCGGCGCTGACGACTATCTTCGAAAACGGGTTGCTCGGAAACCATACGAACGCTTTGATTGACCTCTTAATTCTATCAATGAGTGAATTTTTCATATTTTTATAAAAAGAGCCACCAGTGCCGACTCCATAAAGTTAGCGTGGTGGCCCGTGAGCCGATTATTTTTTTATATTATAGCACTCTACTTTTTTTCTGCAATAGCTTCCTCGATTTCTTCTTTCGCTTCCGGGAAGAACTTGAGGTGGTACGGCACCTCGTCTTTTACTTTAACCTGGACGACGAATGCGTGGTCTAGTATGTTGACCATTTCTTGGATTTTCTGCAGGTGATTTCTGTCGCGGTCTTTCATAAAGGCATTGAATTCTAGCATGATCACTTCTTTTGCTTTTGCTTTTGATTTTTTGTTTGCCATTATAGTTGTCTTATTTTAGGTTCTTTATCTTTTATTCTTAATCCGTTCACGAATACGGACGCCACTAGCTCGGTACGCACCTCCACTTCTATCGAGCTGCCACAGTGAGGACACTTCGATTTGAATTTAACTTTTGCGGGTGTTGAAGCCGAGAGGTCAAACTCCCTGGCTAGCGGTCCGTGGCATTTTGGGCAGTCGATGGTTGTGAACATTTTATCTCCCTAAAAATCTTATTCTCGGTTCTAATTTTTTGTATCCGTTTTTGTAGTGCGTATATTCCCCGTATCGACCGGCATCCAGTGCATGATCATTGACCTTCACTGGCTCGCCTTCTACAGGTTTTCCGTCTTTCGTTTTCCACATATAATTCTTCGCTTCTTTTTGTAGGTTAACCGAATCTTTTGTGATCGCAAGCGGTCTTGATTTCACGTAATCGATTCCGTCTCCCACGCTCTTGTCAGCTGCTTCGACGTTGAAGCCGGCAATCTTAGTCCCGTCGTCGTCAGTCATTCCTCTCTTAATTTCTTCGATTCGGTTTGGCTCGGCCGCATCGCAGTACCCTTTCATTGTCGAGGTGATTTGCCCTTCGTTTCGAAGCACGTGCATTTCGCGGATCAGGTCTTGGTTCGTGAGGTGCTTCTTGTAGAGCAATTCCTTCCACGTGTAGCACCTGTCTTTTTCTACCACCTTCACAATCGATGTCTCATTGTTAAACCCGAAGTCAATCCCATAAAAGACGTTGTCAGGGTTGTCCGGTAGGGAATCGACGAGCGTCCAGTGCGTATATATTTTGAAACTTGACTTACCCTTCAGTCCTAGTCCGAAGATATTCCAATAGTTCTCGTCCGTGTCCTTCAGCATTTCTATTTCTTTTCTAATTTCTGGTTCAAGAAAAGGGTTGTCCAGGTATGTCGAGTGGATCACTTTAATATCTTTTCTGGTGAGCACGTGGTCGTATATCCAGTGGTACTCGTCTGACGGATTATAATCGATGTACGCCTGCTTCGACGTTCTCATCATTAGCTGTCTCCACGAATCAAAGTCGATTTCGTTTGCTTCGTTCACCCATAATCTTTTTCTTTTCCTTCCTCTAATTTTTTGTGATTCGTCCAATGATATAAATTCTATCTCGGTATTATTGATTCGATAGATATTGTCGGTCTTGTTATGACACACTTCGCGGTACCAATTCCACGACCTTAATATTTCAAAGAAATCTCTCATTGCGGTTCCCTTCAGTGCCGGCAATGTTTTTCTGCAAATTGTATAAACCTCGCGCTTTGGTTCGGCGGCCGCTAGCCTGATCAACGCCTGGGCGATTGAGTATGTCTTGCTACTTCTCGCTCCACCTTCATTGACTATAATTTTTTCTTCAGCACTAATCGTCTCTCCGAATATGAAGGTTGCCTTAATCTCATTTTCCGTCTCCGGTTGTACTTGTTGATTCTCCTGGCTCATGGTGCTGTCCTATTATTTTTATCGTAATCGGAGGAAGCGGCGCTCCGTTCGGATCCGTCATTTCTACTCGAGGACTAAATTCGTCCTTCTTCTTTCGCTCGAGATATTTCAAAGCAAGGTTCGGGTCCATCTTCAAGTTCTTCACGACCGATTCTCTTGCCAAAAGCACAGGGTTTTGTTTTAACTGCTCCTTTCGGTCTACAAATGCAGGATGTTTTTCTTGATAGTTGTAAAGGGTCTGCTTGTGTATTCCTGCGAAAAAACAAGCTTCTAGGTCAGTGCAGCCATAAGAAAAAGCCGTTTCTAATTTGTCGACTGTCTCTTTGGTCATTTTTGGCTTGCGCCCGGCTCTGCTTTTCTTTTTTCCTTGTGCCATATTATTGTTTTGCCATTTTTAATGATTTCTTCGATGCCGGTGTAGTTAACCCAGCGCTGAACAATCACGTCAACGTATTTCGGATCCAGTTCTATCCCGAAGCAAGTCCTCTCTGATTTCTCGGAAGCTATCAAAGTGCTACCGCTTCCAAGGAACGAGTCAAGGACTATGTCTCCTCTTTTTGACGAATTGGTTATTGCCTCGACAACGAGTGCGACCGGTTTCATTGTCGGGTGATCCTTCGATGCTGTCGGCTTGTCGTGTCTCCAGATATCAGTTCTTTGTTTTTTCTTGATCACTTGCCCTTTCACTTTTCCTTCGAGCTTAACCTTGAAGCCCTGGAATGATATTGTCGTAAAGTATCCGTCGAATTCTGTTTTTGCAGCCGACAAATCTTCCCACACATTGGAGAGGTCTCTCTGATCTATAAATTGGTGATTCTTTTCTCTCGCTGGCCAACCGTAAAGAATCGGCTCGTACGTGTTTTGGTAGTCCGCTCTCGATAAAGTAAAATTGTTTTTGACCCAAATAATAAAAGATTGCCAATGTCCGCCTGCTCGCTCGAATGCTCCTTTGAGAGAATCTAGTTCCGAAGACGACATGCAAACGTACACCCCCCCGCACGTTATTTACTATCTGCCTCAATGCGTCGTGTAAGAAGTACCCGAAGGCTGATTTGCTCATTTTGTCGTTTAGTATTCCAGACCGCTTATTTTGCTCGTGCGTTCCCATTCCGCCCTGGTAGTCGACGTTGTATGGTGGATCCGTGAAGCACATTTGTGCAATCTGGCCGTCCATCAGCTTTGTGAATGTTTCGTCTTTAGTAGAATCACCGCATATCACTCGATGCTTCCCTAGTTCGTAAATATCTCCGAGCTTGCTCTTTGGCTTTTTCACTTCGTCCGGTAATTCGTCGTCTTGTAATTCCTTGTCGAGCAAGAGGTCCCGGTCAAATCCGGTTAAGTCAAACAATGGCAGGTCTAGTCCCTTCAATTCGGCTAGCGCCAGGTCCATATTCCATTCGCTCTCGTTAAGCTTGTTGTCAGCGAGCCTGTATGCCTTAATTTCGGCTTCTGAGAGGTCATCAACGAGAATTGCGGGTATTAGTCGTTCCCCGACCTTAGCCCTCGCCAAACCCAGCTTTACGGTCTCAAGCCCTAGTAATTTGGCGGCAGCATACCTCCCATGTCCGGCGATAAGCACGTTATTCTTGTCAATCACTATCGGAACGTTGAATCCGAAGCGCTTAATCGACTCGGCTATCTTTGCAATCTGAGTCCTTGAATGCATCTTGGCATTCTTCTCGTATTGCTTGATGTCGGATATTTTTAGGTTTTCGTCTTTGACTTTTGTCATTGTTTGTATTATAGCACTTTTTATTTTTTTGGCACGATAACGATATGGCTGAATCTGCTCGGTAGTATCTGGCATCCGGGGAATCGTTCAGTGAAGTCGCTCTCCTGGAATTGAGTAATGTGATGTCTCGGGTCTCCGTAGAGGTGTTCCTGGTACATACCGGT